ATCATCTAGTTCTCCAGCTAAACTAGCCATATCAGCTCCAATATCTGAAGCTGATAATTCTTCTTGTTCTCTTAGAAGTGGATTGTCTGCTATATAAGCTTTAAAATCAAATTTATCCATTTTTAACTATTCTAAGTTTTAATTTGTTTGTACCTTTGATTAGTCTATGCCAACTATATCTCGGTATAAATATACTAATACCTTCTTTAAGTTCAATAGGCAATTTATTATCTTCTTGATACTGCCAATCTGTATCGTGAAGTACTTCTACAGTACGATCTTCTTTATCACGGTGCCAGAGTAATTCTATAGGGTCTATATTATCATCAAAAACCCTTATAAAACTATTTTCTGAAATATGAGTGTCAGAATATGGTTTACCAGAATCCACCATAATTTTTACTTCCACCTAAGGACTTCCAATAACGAGGCAATCTACAAGACCAATATGAAGGTTTTGTTTTATCGTTTTTTTCAGAGCAATTATGTCTTTCCGAAAATGCTCTTCGTTTATCGGGATTATCTAGTTTAACAGATAATCTCTGGCCTCCTTCTTTAGCACCAAATGATACTTTTTTGATATTTTTAGTCTTTGGATCTCTTACATACACAAAGAATTTTTTAGAACCACCTCTTTTAGGTTGGTTCAATTCTACTTCTCTTCCTTGATATTCAGCTTCAAATATAAAATCTAAAGGTACTTTTTTATTCTCATACATCCCATAATGACCCAAATCAGTTTCAGTTAAAATTTCTTTATCTGCACCTGTCACATTAATTAGGTTTCTTGAATATAATGCTCTTGCTTCAGCCCATAAATTAAAATATGCTTCAGATCCTGCTCTGTAAACATGTTCAGTTAATGGTTTTTCTTTTTCTAAACAATATCTAAGTCCTTCAGATAAAAGAGATTTAGAAGTTTTATTCTCATTAAGAGTAAAAGGTTTAGTTTCACATATATTACACCCACAGTTACACATTACGCCATAATTTTATCGTAAGGAATTTCAATTTTATTTCCTATAACCTTAGAATCTCTATAGATTTTATTTTCAGGTTGGACGGTAGCTCTTAACCCACCTGTAGCAGTTCTAGTGGAATCATGTCTAATATTAAGAATAGGTTCCAAATTAAATTCCTCTACATCTTTTAGGTTTTCTATAATTTTAGAAACTTCTATATATAAATTATCATCTACTAATTTAAAATCTTTAGAAGAATAAGATCTGTAAATTACTACAGCATTATCCGAACCAAATATAATAGACTTTTCATCCTTATCAGGAAGATCAGTTACTATAACACCAGTAACTTTAGTGTCCGTTCTATCATCATGCATTAAATTAATACCCTCCTTTTCTCTACCTAATTTATCTACAAAAGGTTTAAATACTAACTCAGGAGCAAAATCTCCTTTTTTAATTTTTTCTGATAATTTTTTTACTACATCTTTATACCTAGTATCAGATGATTCCCAAAAACCCGCATTATCTTTTTTAATTGAAATGGGATATGTTTTATCTCCTTTTATAACAACATCAGCTTTTTTACCACCTGCTACATCATATCCAACACCTGAAATATCCTTAACGTTTTTTATAGTTAAAGATTTATTAGGAGCATCAAATATAACGTTAACTGCACCCATTTCAAGGTATTTTTTTATTTCATTTTCTAAAATATCTTCATTTTCGGTTCCTGCAGATGCTCTGCCTTGGGCCCCAGATGGTTTTAAGAGAAATGTAGAACCTTTATAAGTAACTCCTCCTATGGAAGAACCCTTTATATTAGGGTCATATTCAAAGTCCTTTATTTTTTCAATTTTTTGAATATAATCATATCTTTCAGCCCTAGGAACTAATAATTTATATCTAACCGATGATAACTTTGAAAAATTTTCATCAGTAAGGTTTAATTCCCTCTTTAAGATATTAATAGCTTCATCTGCATCATTTTCAAGTAGGGAAGTTACCATTTCAAATAGCATATTTTTATCCTTAGGGTCGTTAATGTCAGGATAACCCTTAGGGAACTTATATGATATTTTATTTAAATATTTAGTAAAACTATCCATTATTCTGTTTCTTCAGTTTCTACTTCTTCGGTTTCTTCTGTTTCTACATCTGTGTCCACATCTGTATTATTATCTCCTTCCATACCTTCAGGAGCAGCAAATCTTAAAATTCTAGCTATTGATTCAATAGCACGTTCTTCTTCATTTAAATTTAAAAGATAGTATTTTTTACCCTCTACTTGAGCAACCCAACTTCTTTCATTCCAAATTAAATAAAAGAATTGTCCATTTTTCAAATTAATTCTAAATGTAGTAGGTTTAGGAGCAACATAATCAATAGATGCTATAAAACTTCCATAATCCGTAGTTAATAAATCTATAATAACTGCCCTAAGTTCTGGGAATGTTTTAAATTCTTCAAAATCAATTACGGGAGCATCTTCCTCTTTAGGAACATACACCTTTTTGACAATCGTTCTTATTCTTTCTTTAAACTGTTCAACTGTCATGATTTCTTCTTAAACTTTCCCTTACGAGTATTTTTAACAAATTGCTTACCTTTCCTTGACCCACGTACTTTTTTCCTTGCAGTAGCGGCTCGTTCTGCTTTGGTCATGGATTGAGCCTTTTTACGAGGTAAACATCTTTGGGTTGGTTCTTTTTTATCCATTGTACCACAAGGACCTTCAATTGTACCAGCAGTATTAATTTTTACCCAGTCTTCTTTTTTGAACCAATCTCTTAATGATTCTCTTACTATTTCTCTAAGACGGGATTCAGTAATCATTTGTAACTATTTATTTTTTTACCCTTAAATTTAATATCGCCTTTACATACTTTCACAGCTCGACCCGAAAGGTATGCTGATGATTTTTCACCTGCTGCTTTACGAGCTTTAATGTAATCTTTTCCTCGTTTACAAAGTGTATCTTTTCTTTCTGATAAGATTTTAATTTCTTGGATTTGTTTAGTAATTTCTTCAACAGTGGCTTCGGGGTTAGATCTTTTTAATTCTTTAATAGTTTCCATTAACCCATCCTCTACTTTAGGTGTAGCACCTACCATAATGTCTATTTTAGGTTCATTAACCTCAAAATCCAAATATTGTTTAGCCGAAGTAATATAATCTTTAGCTTTAATTATTTTTGATTGCCACCAATGGGGGAAATCTACTTCACCTTCCATATCATCAAATTCAGAAACCATCTTATATAATGCTATAACATCTTTACCTAGAGTATAAAGGTTAGATTTTAACATTCCAGGTTCATCATCCTGATGGCCTAAATCTAAATCACCCTCTTCAACTTTACCCCCTTTTTTCTTAATAATAGCTTTCTGGAGGCCATCAGGTAAATTATCTTTTTGCTTTCCTTTTAAAGCAGGATGATCATCATATTTATCTGTTTTTTCCTCCTCCATAGGTTTAGAAAGGGCATTTTTAATAATTTCTCTAAGTTTATCTTTTGATTCCATTTCGGCAATTTTTTTAGCTTTTGATGTTTCGGTACCATACATTACTTTTTCTGCATCAGTACCATATTTTTTAACTAAGGCTCTTTTATTGTTTAACATCCCTTTTATAATATCTTCTCTTTTAGATATTTCGTTTGAGGACATTTCTTTTCTTTCATTCATTTCGCTAGCGTAAAGAGCTTTTAGGTATTCTTTAGCATCTGCTGTACTATCCGAACACCCTATAGGTTTTTTAGAAATATTTTTATTAGCATATTTCTTATGGACACATTTACCTACTCTTTTATAAGGCATTTTAGGACATTCTAAGGGTTCTTAAAAATCTATCTTTAATGTCAACTTCTGTTTTTTGATTTTCTTTAATTACCTCAGATCTTGTAAAATAGGTAATAGTATTAGCTATTTGGGTAACTAACTTTTCATTATCTAGTTTTTTTGCTGCCTCAAGCGCCTTTTCTAAACTATCCTGAACTATTTCTTCTTCAGCAGATAATTCTCTGGTTGGTGCTTCGATTTCAACTTCTTCTTCAGTTTCTACTTCTACCTCTTCTTCTTCTTGTTCTCTTACTTCTTTAGAACAATGCATCTCATTTATTATAGATGCTTTAATCATTTCCTTTAATTCTTTTTTGGTCATGGTATTAGTATTATATTTTATAAATATGTGTCTTTACAGTTAGAATTACTTTATTTTCTTAGATTCTAAATATTCAATTCCTTTTTTTAAAGCTTCTTCAGCACGTTCTTTATTTACACCACCATCCCATTTTTCTACATCACCAGCTTCAGTTATAAATGAATCATTAGTTTCTTTTAAAGCAGCAGACATAAATGAAGTATAATCAGTTATCATACCATCTATATCGGCATTATGAATATTTTTTTTATATTCTTCCCATTTACCCTCTAATTTAAGGAGTTGTTCTTTTTCAATAACACAATCAAAACACATTTTGTGTATTTTATAATACTGGGAGTCAAATCTTTTTTTCATTAATGTACCACATTCAGGGCAGAATAATGGGGTTTTAAAAGCTTTTTTTGCTTTATCTAATTTAGTAACATTTTGTCTGATACCTTCTTTTATAGTCCAAGTTTGTCCTTTTTCTTCCCAAACATCACCTTCTTTCCTTTCAATATAACCTTTTTTATAACCCACACTTTGTGTGGTTTTATCTCCATATTTTCCTTGTACTAAATTTCTAATTCTTTGAACATCTTTTTTATTAAATTCTTTTTTTAAAACATTATCTCTCATAAACCAAGTTCTTTTAATTTTTCAATCGTACTAGCAGCAGATGTATGAAGTATACCTATACCACCTGCTGCGT